AATCTGCAGTTTTTACCATAGAAGATGGACTTGATTTTAATGGTGGAAGATCAACACCTACAAGTTTTTTAACCATCTGTGATGGAAGTTGAGATCTTTGGGATGGAGACATTCTCTGCAACTTTTCTTGAGCAGAACTTAATTTATTACTTCCAACATCAAAACTTGGTCCTTCTCCTAGCATTCTACTACCAATACCTTTTGTTGCCCTCAGTGGTTCAGGTTTAATAATATCAATAAATTGTGCATAATGGTTTCCATTCGAATCTTCAATTGATACTGATTCCTTAACACAATTTGGAACCATTTTTTTACCTTTCTTTTTCATTCCAACTTGCTTATATCCAACCCAACACGCCTCATCTACTACATCGTGTTCTCCACTTTCCAAGTAATCTGCTGCAGCATCAATATAATCTGCTGCTTTTGTAATTTTCGATTGAACCCACGCTTCAATATTTCCTTCACCCTTTAGTTTATTCCTTAATCGTTTTGCCGCAGAAATAATTGTAGAAATTTCCGAACGCGCCATCGAGTATTCGTGATCTGTTTCTTTAGACTCATTTGCCGGATGAGGTCTAGTTGTATTATATTTTAATTGATTTGGTGATAAACTTGAAGGAACTGAGAACATATCCCAATATTTGGGACCATACCTACATTCTTCTCTAGTCTCATCTTTCTCACATTTGGGACAGTAACGCACCATACCCATTTGTTCTGAGAGAGGATCATTTGATGACAAATTTACTGATTCTGATTTATTTCCCCAATTAGCAGCACCAACTTTGCGACATTTTACAAGAGCACCGGAGGCATAGGCAGAGGGCCATACATCATACCTTGACTTTACTTTAGTATAACAGGCATCTTTTTTACCACTTCCCTTTCCTTTGATATCCTTTTCTTCGTTCATTTTATTTTCTTGTTTATCGGTGGAAACATAAGTTGGTTTTGCAGCACTTGATTTTTCTTGTTGTGCAGGATCCGCTGCTTTCTTTCTTCTTGCCGCAGATAATCTTTGCGCTTTAGTCATACTTTCTCTTTTTGCCGAAGAAACGCACTTAGGAACACCTTCTCCAGGTTCATCACTTGCACAGGTTCCTCCCGTAACTACATTTACCCAACCAGGTTTTCCATCTTTTGATTTACTTCTATACCAATCACGAAGACCCTCTTCAGTTATTTTTACATCTTTAAACTTTTTATGTTCTTTCTTAGCATCAGACTCCATTTTTTTCAACTTAGTATAATAATCTGGAAACTCATCGAGATGTTGAAGAGCAATATCAGTAGCAAGATCTTTATCTTTAGTATGTTCCTTTTCAATAGCAATACCCATTCTAAGTTGATTTCTAACAAAGGAAACATCCATCCGATGCTTCTTTGCAATATTTTCAACTGTTTGGTGAGATTTTAATTTATGCACTTTAGAAAAATACTATTCTTTATTATTTAGAAAACCTTGTTTAAGTAGTTTCGAAAGTTCGGAAGTTGATCCCACAAAAACTGCATTATTTGTAACACTACTTGGTGATCTACTTGAAGTATCTTCCTCAACATCCTTTAATTTCTTCTGTAAATCAATTAACTTATCTGTAGTATCAGCAACACTTTTAATTAACTGTCCAGCAACTTCATAGGCTCTAGGACTTCCCCCATCACCAGCAAGTTCCATAATTCCATTAATTGCCTCTTGACCCTTCTCAATTAGTGAGTAAAGATTTGCTCTTGTATATTCATAATCCTTCTTAATATCATCTGGTTTTGATACTAAAATTTCAATTTCTGTGGGAGTTTTTTCAACTTCTATAATTTTACTCTCAATATTAAGAGCATTATCGAGATCTCCATAATTATTTTTCATAATTAAATATCTATCTGTTGAGTTGGACTGTAAGTTTTAGAATCATCAAAGAATTCCCAATTTTCATTAAATCCGAAATCATCTCCAGGATTTGCATCAATTGGATCTGGTGTTACGGTATATCTCATTTCTCTCTTCGCAATAGAAGTATCTGTTCCACTATAAAGATCAACCTGAACCTTACGAATAAGTCCATCAGTAGTATCGGAAATGGGGCCAAACAAGTATGTTTTTGCTGTAAATTGAAATGTGTAAATTAATATTCTACGAGTTGAAAAATCTCCTTCATAATCATCTTGAAATGAAACACTATCAAGAACTACTGGGACATCTCTCTTTTCTCCAATAGAATCGACAAGATTAATTGTCATTGTGAATGCTGGTTGAAAAAATGGTAATATTTGTTCTACTACTTGTAAAGCATCATCTTGAAGTTTGGTCATTAAGTTCAATTCAAATCCAATATTATATGGAACAGGCATAAAGACTTTTTTAATAGAACCATCTTGCCCGTGTGCTTTGAATGTTTGAGTTACACTTGCTTTTCGAGTAGCATCATATTGAATAGATGTCATCTCAAACGACATTCTAGGAAGTGTCATTGCAACAGGTTTATTTAACTCTGGTTGTTGCTCTATTCTTGCAAGAAATTTTTGTGTTGGACCATATGCTAATGGAACTTGAATATCACTAATACTAGTATCACCAGAATTTTTGTGTCTAATATGAATTTGATTAAATAAATTTCCGAACGAAATAACTGTTCTGCGAATAATTTCGTGATAATAGTAAGTATCTAACATTAAAAACTACCAAATGGATTTGACTCTGAAAAATCAACAATAAGATCTCCTTCTCCTTCAATTTCATTATTTTGACTGTATTTATCATAAAGATCCATTTGGTTATATGAAACCACTGAATATCTTGCGGATGATGCTGATCCAACAATAATTTCTCCAGCAAAAAATCCTGGCGTGGTTGCAGCAATTCCTACAAAAGAAACTTTAAGAATTTTAGTATCAAAATCCCATTCTTTAACTCTCGCTCTAGTTTGAGAATTTGATCCAATAATAATTTCATTAAACTGATAATTTCCTACACCAGTTAAAATTGATGGATTGTTTATGGTAACTGTTGGGGTTATAGTATATCCAATTCCAGAATTAGATATGTTTATTGCTGAAATATTTTGATTCAATCCAAGTGAAGCAATACCGACAGCAGTTTGTCCAATACTAATAGATCCATTTATATTTACTACTGGAACTGTAGTATATCCAACTCCACCGTCAGTAATGATAAATTTAATAATACCATTACTTTGAGTTTCTATTGAACAGGTTGCAGAAGCACCAACTCCTCCACCACCAGAAATTGTTATGATAGGTGGAGTTGTGTATCCAATACCAGAATTTCCTAAAATAATATCCCTTACTGAAAAACTTCCACCCTTATTGGTTATTCTTGCGATACCAAAGGCATCATTATTTGGATTTCCTGTTGGTGATGTTGAAATTGAAACTATAGGTGCTGTACTATACCCATATCCATCATTATTTAAGAATATTTTACGAATATATCCAGTTCCAATAGTTGCTGTTGCAGTTGCTGTTCTTCCAACTCCGGTCAATAATAAAGTGCTAATATATCCCTGATCTTGAACTTGAGTATCAATTTCTTCAATAGTAGTATCAATAACTTCATCTTCATATTCAAATAGTTCACATTTTATTTCGTAAACATAATTTTTACCTAGTTGATAAAATGGTTGTTCATGCTCTACAAATTTAACTTCAAATATTCTTTGTCCAAGCGGAAAATATACTAAATCACCTTCTCTTGGTCTAGTTGATAATGTTATTTCTTCTCCATCTTCATCTGCCGCCAAAAATGGGGAAATGAAGTCTTCAAATCTTTCTTTCGAAATAATAATAGTTAGTTCATCTCTCAAACTCATTCCAAATTTAGTTAAGATATCTCCTGCCCCACTATATCCTTCATAAGTTTGGACATACGCTTCAATAGCATAATTATCATCAAATTTAGAAGATTGAATTTCTTCAATTATAGTTTGTTTTCTTACAAACTTTCTAGGAATGTATGTTACCTCTACACCATAAATTTTCAACTGTTCATTAATTAAATCTTGAACAAGTCGCTGTTCGCTTGGTGATCCTTGTAGGAAGAAGGGATTTAATGCCATTATCCAATAAAATCATACGGAGGAAGTTCGTGCTCTAATGCCATTACTTGCTTAAGTTGTTCTAGTTCTTTTTCAGCATCTTCATATATTTCTCTTCCATTAAGTTCAATTCCTCCAGGAAGTTTGACTCCTCTAAATTTAATAAGATTTTGCCCCCATTGTCTTTTTATTAATGAGGTTAAATATTTTTTGATGAAACTATCATTCCAAACTTTATTAAAGTCATTTGGATTTAATGCTCTGTAACAATCAAGAACTAGAAAATTTCCTTCATTTTGTGCTCCCCAATCAATATCAAGATATAACCTACCTTGTCTCTTATTAAATCTTAATTGCTTATCAGTAGCTAAAAGGAAATCAATATCTTCCAAATAACTTTTTACCATTGCATACTGTAAAAGTTCAACAGAGTTGAAGTAGTAAAGATCATTTAAGAATAATTGATATTTAATACTAAACATTCCTCCAGAAATGGAACTAGTATCAAACTTAAATACTTTTTCGATACCAATTATCGAATCTGGAACTTGTATATAATTTCCAGATTCATACCAATTGAAGGATAGACCTGTAGTTGATGTTGCAGTAGTAGTCGTAATTCCTGGACCATTTGGGGATGGTGCAGATCCTCGCTCAATATCTTCTTCGGTAATTCTATATTTTAAGTACATTCTTTCAACACCATCAAAGTGGCGTTCTTGGAAGTACTGTAGGGCGTCATCAACCAAATCGTCCACTTGGTCATCATCTACGTTAATTTCCAACACAGGGGCACCTAGACGCCTTAGACAGTAATCTATGAGTTGTTGTCTGGATGCTGGTTGTGACATTTTATGATTCCTGTTTTTTCTTTACAAGTGCATCATATTTTTCTTGAAGTTCAAGATTAGTTTCTAATAGAGTAGTCTTTTCCTCATTAAAATCTTTCGATAAAGTCTGAAGTTTTGCTTCTAAAAGAACATTGTCATTGGTTAATTGAGAAATTTTTCTATGATATAAAGTAACTAATACATTAATATCAACTTCACCATTATTTTGTTGCATAAATTAGAAGGTTCCTCCATCTAAAGTTGATGTCCAAGTTGGTTTATTAGTATATATGGTATTAACAGTTGTTGGAATTATTACCATGCTAATACTATTTTTTAATAAATTATATGTATTAGTAAATGTCCCTTCAACTCCAACTAATGTAATAGTTGATGCAGTTACTCCAGTTTTTACAACACCATAAGCACCACTAGTCTCTTGAAGAATTAAATCACCTTGACTTACTGTTACGGAACTACCAAAAGTCAGAGTAATTTCAGTAATCGCAGTCAATACTTGCTTTGAAGTTATTGTTGGTGATGCTGGATCATTAGTTGAAGTTTGTAATCCATTAACATCAAAGTATACTACACCGTTAGTGCTGTAGTCTCCAGTTTGATAATAAATTCCTTTAATATCAATGAAACCTCTAGTTCCAGTTACAACACTATTTGAAATAGTTGCATCTGGAATATATGTCCATGCTCTAATAGTTGAACTACTACCAACATTACTTCCATCAATATAACCAAAAAATCCACTTTTATTGTCTACAATTCCCGAACCAGTATTATAATTGAATGCAATACCGCGATCAGTATTTGTATCGTATGCGTGAGTAACTGTTAATTGAACACCAGTAGAAATACCTGCAGTTGTAGCACCATTAATAGTAATTATTTTGGTTATAGTATCATAACCAGTAATGGTAGTAATGCCCGCATTTGGTAGGGATGCACTACCTTGAATAATGTCTCCGGTATTAATTCCTATTACAGAATCTAAAGTAATAGTGCTAACACCAATAACAACTGGTGACATTACAGTGCGAACACTTGTAACATCACCTAAAGTTATAATTGGATCATTAATTGAAACTTCAGTAGAGTTGACTGAAGTTGTAGTTCCATCAACTTGTAAATTTCCTTTAACTACAACAGTTCCATCATTACTTAGTCCATCTGGATATGGATCAATATAAAGAACATTTCCATATCCTGGTAATGTTGAGATTACATTATCTTTAATCTTTATGTTGTCTATAACTGCTCCACCAGTTACAGTTACTACGCCGACAACATTTAGAGTTCCACCTACATTAAGGTTCTTCTCGATACCAACACCACCTTCAACAACTAAGGCACCGTTATCTTTGGTATTGGATTGAGTTACATCTCCAATATTAATTGCAACTCCATCAGCAAATGCCCAATCAGCACCTTCAATCTCAAATCTATTATCAGTTGCCTCATCATATCTAAATTTTACATCTTTATTATCACCAAAACTTAAATAAGTATCATCGACAATATTAATTTCTCCAGTCCCATTGGGATTGAAAATAATATCTCCATCAGTATTCGTAGATGATAAAGTGTTAAGATCTAAACGTAAGTTATCAACATTCCACTGATCGACTTTTCTATTATTATCGAGAATGACAACAATTCCACCATCTTGATTTCGGGTATTTGTTACCCCATCAATAGCACCAGGTTGGTGCTCCATCATTGAGGTATAATAGTAACCACCAACTGGATTTACATT